CCTAGGGCCATTCTCAAACTCTTCAGGGGATATGGATGATCCATTCTACGGTATAGATAACCAGACAACCCCAGTAGCCTGGAAGGTTCAGTATCTAAAGGATACTCAGTGGATAGATGCCATCAGCTTTGACAGCAACTCCTCTAGATTTGATGGCACTCCAATTATTAGGAGTGACGGGTACGTTGAACTTGCCTATGGACTAATTCTTCCAGAAGACTATAAGAACATCTTTGTTCATGCTGGAGAGTACGCCTCATCATTCCCACTACCAGTATCCTCTGCACCTGGTTACGCATACTTGCTCAAGGAATCAGATTCAGATATTGGTATTTATCATATATACGTGGATGAGTCAACTGGCTACCAAACCTTTAAACCAGTGTATGGATGGTTCTTGGCTGAAGAAACCATAGATAAACAAACTAGGTTTGTTACAGATTTTACAAACCCGTCAAGTTTTGTTGATCAAACTGTTAATGAGACTGGCTATAGAGAATTCCAATATATCTCTGGTTTAAGAATTGTTGCCGAAACAATGAACAAGTTTGACTCAACATTAGATCTTATTGAAATGTCACCAAGACTTGTAGCAGATATCACTAGCAGAGTGATGGAGTTCTCTGTAAATAAGACAGCGTCTGATCTAGGCATCAGCGGCATGCCAGTTGGGCAACTACTAGCGTCTACTGGGTCAATGACTGTATTTGACTACGATCAATCTTGGAACTCAAATAACGAGTCAAGTATTATTAAAGACTATGTGTCCAATAACATGCAGGTAAAGTTTTACGATGCAATTTTAGACGTAGACGGATATGACTACTTTGTTCCAATTAAAACGTTGTACTCAGAAGGCTTCCCAGAATCTGACGCAACAGATAGACGAATGACCTTAAAGCTAAGGGATCTATTTTTCTACTTTGAATCATTAACTGCACCACAGCTAGTAATCAAAAATGCATCAATTAGCTATGCTGTGTCTATGATCCTAGACTCTATCGGATTTTCAAACTATGCATTCAGAAGAGTTGCTGGCGAAAAAGAGCCAGTGATTCCATACTTCCTTGTTGCTCCAGATATGACTATTGCCCAGGTACTAAATGAGCTTGCCGTATCTACCCAGAGTGCCATGTTCTTTGATGAATATAACAACTTTATAATGATGAGCAAGAACTACATTATGCCAACGGTAGATGAGAGAGCAACAGACATAACCCTCTATGGATCTAATGACTTTACAGATGCTGGAATTTTAGAAAATGAAAAGCTTGGAACTCAGCCATTAGCAAACATTATTGAGATAAGCTCTCAGGATAACAAGGTTTATAATGATGGAAAGATCCTATATAAGTCAAGATCTATAGAGAGATCTTATGGAACAATAAAGCAGGCAAGCGTAATTGATCAAGATAAAACTTGGATCTATAAGCCAGTATTGCTATGGGAAGTTTCTGGAACAGAAAACACCAAGTCTGTAGATGGGAAGATAGATAATCAGTCTAGCTACGCCTTGAGTGCAATACCACTAAACTCTGATCTAACTGCAAGTCTTCCAGAAGTAAGAGACTTCAAGATTGTTAACAACATTATGGATCTTGGTGAAGGAGTGTACTGGCTAAGCCGTTACAGTGGATACTTCTATTCAAACGGAGAAATGATCAAGTACGATGCTGTTCAATATAGCATCCCAGGTATATCAGCTATTGATCCAGATAACCCGAATATAGATGGCAATAATGTTTGGATCACTAGCACTCAGGAATACTATAATTATTTCTCACAGGTACCGTTCAACGGAAAAATTTATCCTACTGGCCTTGTAAGAATTTACTGTGAACCAAACTATGAGAAGAGCGGTGAGATTGTCCAGCTAAAGAACGGTGCCGTTGCTAAACATGGTCGTGGTCAATTTGGAACCACTATCGTAGAACACTTTGCAGGCTTGGCCTCACACTGGACAAATGATGACAATGTTCGTGGATGCGAAATGAAGTCAGAGTATCTATTTAATGATTCTTCACAGTCGGTAGATCTTTACGTTACCTCAAGTGGCAAGACAGTCACCACGTCAGACATTAGCCTGGTCTCTATTGGCCAGATACTAAAGGTATATAGCACCGCTGCAGAAGATTGGGTATCTACAACTAAGGACAAGACTGTTCGGGTAGATACGGTTAACAGAGTTAAAGATAGCTTAACCAACCTATATAGCTTTACTATAACTGAGACACCAGATACTGCATTTGATTATGACCTAATTAGATTTACTTCAGATAAGATGGTTGAGGTTGGTCTAGCAGGAACAGTTATGGCTAAGAACTCATCCATAACTTCTAAGTCTATTGCACAGAAGACTACTAGAAATGGTGTAATCAGAAACTTCCTAAGTGCTCAATACTCTAATGAGGCAGTTATTGCAGGAATGAAGACTTCTATTCCTGGAACAATTCAGTCATCAGCCTTAGTTATGAATGGTCCATCTCTGGCTACAGACTATGTTCCAATCAACTTCCTATCCTATGTATATAAGCCATTGTCAGATAGCTTTAAGCACTTTGGAACTAGAGCAAGAATTGTTGGAAAGATTGAGGGCACAGAGACAAAGTCTCAGACACCAGTCGGATCATCTCTATACTATACTGCAACAGATACTACCTCTTCAAATAGTAGCATCACTGTTTCTGGTGCTTCTGGAGGTCTTGGTCTAATGATCAACCCAGAAAACAATAATGGCTATTACTTTGAGATAGTAGCCCTTACAGATAATAACGTTGAATCCTATGGTACAACCGCAGACATCCACAACATTCTTTTCTACAAGATGATGAAGGACTCAAACTCCTCACAAGCCATCCCAGTAAAGCTATGGGGAGGTCTGTCTCAGATCCTAGTTGACGATGGAAGATTTACTGGGCAAAGCAGAATGACTGGCGAAGAGGCCCCTACGGTATATGATCTAGCTGTAGAGTATGAAGACATAGGAAGCTTTAGAAGGTTTAACCTATATATCAATAACAAGATCATCGCTAGCGTTGACGATGAGTCTCCACTAGATGTCTACAACAACATGGCCCTATTCGTTCGTGGTGCTTCAAGAGTAATGTTCGAAAATGTATATGCTCTATCTGCAAACTACTCTCAGAACTCTGTGTCAGTCCTAGATACTCCAGCTAATTCAATCTTTGACAATGATGAGATTACCGCAAACGAGGCATTCAAAAAGTATGCAATGAGTGGAATAATTAAGTCAACCTATCTTTCTGGAATTAGTTCTTCAGAGCCACCGAAATACAATCTATACTTTGAAGAGTTCGGAACTATTATGCGTGAGGCATCATACTTTAATGTTAAGTATGACAAGGCTTTCCCAGCCCTATACGCAAAGCTATCTCCTACCTATAACAGAATTAAGGGCTACACAGTCTCTGGCTTTATTGCTAACGCTTATGGTGCAGAGTTCCTTATCTTTAACTCTACAGATACAATTCTAAACCTTGACTCAACTAGCGGTAACTACTTGAGAATTCAGGGAGTAACCTTTACATCAGAGTCTAATAATGAAATAACTGTAGACGACTATTTCTCAAAGCTCAGCGATTTCTCAAAGCCAACCTACGTGTCTGAGTCAAGAGTTATCTCTCCAGATGCAGCTGCTCTGCAGTATTACGACATTAAGTCAAGCAGAACAACGTATGGTAGAAACCAATTTACTCTTGACACTGCATACATTCAGAACTATGACGATGCAAATGATCTACTTGGCTGGATGGTAGACAAGGTAATGAAGCCTAGAAAGTCTCTTGGCGTAAAGATATTCTCTAATCCAATAATTCAACTTGGAGACATAGTTAGCGTTTACATGAAGGACAATGATGGGGTAGACGTTGTAGCTCCAGCATCATCAAGATTTGTAGTGTACAATATAGACTATTCTAAGGGACAGTCTGGACCAGAAATGACCCTGTACTTAAGTGAGGTAGTTTAATTATGGTTAGAGCGTTACCGAATATCCCAGTACCGATTTCATCAGTAACTAAGTATTCAAAGGCCGCAGGAAAGGATATCGTCCTTCTAGACGAAGCATCCGTGCCAATTGAAACAATGACAGATCTTCTGTTTGAAGACATTGGTGGCCAGGAAATTATCGGCATATCAAGGTACGACACCGTTGATGGAATCAATCTTGAATATACTCCAATTAAAAACCTTTCAGGAATTTTGTCTCAGTACAATCCACAAAACATAATTCCTGTCCCAGACGCATCAGATGCATACTTTAGAAACTTTGCTATTAGGCTTAGCTCCTACTTAGTAGAAGCTCCAGACGGCACTGGTCCAAATGGCGAGTCAGTATACATAGACCCAGATACTGGGGACCTGGTCATCAACTTTGTAAACCTGCCAGAAGAAGAAGAGATCCAGGTTCAGATACTGAATTCAGGAACTATCATTACTGATATAATAGAGACATCATGATTACAAATACTGGAAAAGAAATTATAGCTAAGTACCTTATTGGCCAAGCCCCTGCATATGCATCTTACTTGGCTTTTGGGTGTGGTGCAAAGCCACTTGGACAGACAGACTCTCATGACTATCCTACTTATGCACAAAAAGATTCTTTAGATTTTGAAATGTTTAGAACTCAGATAACCTCTCGTGGCTATGTTACAGAGAATGGGCTATCTTACGTCGTCCTAACTGCAGACCTCCCAACTGAGGAACGCTATGAGATTACTGAGATTGGAACCTATTCTGCAGGATCTAACCCAGCAGCAAACTCAAACAACAGCAGGGTACTTTATGCTTTTACTGAAAATGAAAACTGGGAATATCATACTGAAACTGCAGCGGTAAAACTAAGCAAGTATTCAGATCCACTACATACAGACCCAGCATATACGATATCTACTACAGATAAAGTCTTTCAGACCAACGCTAACAATCTAACCTTTTCTGCTGCACAAAGAAATCTTAGATATGAAAAGCCAAGATTCCTAAACAACACAATCCTTATGGCTGGAGACACTTCAACATTAATAAATGCTTCTGCGGTAACTGGAGTAGCATCAACTGGATCAGCAGTAACATACACAACCACAGAGACACACAAGCTTCGTGTTGGAGAGGTTATTACAATTACTGGGGTAAGTCCATCACAGTACAATATGACTAATAAGGTAATTACTGCAGTAGGGGCAAACACAATAACCGTTGCAAGCACTGCATCTGGATCATATGTATCTGGTGGTTCAATAGCATTCCCAAGACTTGTTGTTAAGTCTGGCAATCACATTCACCTTGCAAGCAATGGACTAAACCTTTCTAAGAATGCACCAGCTGACCAGATCAGACTTGCATTTTCAGTTATAAATAAGGTTGGAACTAGCACAGCAAATCCATCTGCTGTAAGACTTATCCTAGAATTTTCTACTAGCGATGCCTCCGACTCTGGAGAAAATGCAAGACTTGAAGTGAATGCTGTAGATAATTCTGGCGTATATGACTTTGATGTAAATAGATATTACATAGCAACAAAAGAGTTACAAGACCTAACAATGACAAGTTCTTTTAACTGGTCAAACGTTTCAGTTGTAAAGGTCTTTGTATCAGTATTGGATGGTACTGGAGCCCCATCTAGCGACTACTATGTATCCCTAGATGCTATTAGATTAGAAAATTTAAATACCGTAAACCCACTCTATGGTCTAACTGGTTACACAGTAGTAAAGAATTCAACTGCAAGCACAATCCTAAAAGATGTTAACACATCAAACGTTGCAGAGTTTAGATTTGCACTGGACGTATCATAATGGCACTAGACAATATTAAAAAAGTTGTCATAAAAAAGGCAGACCTACCACCTATCAGTGCTGAAGATAATGCTTACCGTGTTCGGTTTCGTGTTATACAGGGACAGAGATATTCTCACTGGTCTCCTATAAACATGGTTCCAGGAATCGTAATTCCAGCAGTAGACCAGGTGTCAATTGCGGTAGACCAGACAAACAAGACTGTTACGGCTGTGTGGTCACCACCAGCTCAGTATGACATTGACACAGTGTATGTATATATCAGATGGACAGATCATCTCCAGCCATCACTACCTTATGAATGGAAGTATGTGGCAAAGGTATCTAGCACAACATACGCTACAGTTATCCCAACAACCGTTGAACTAACGGATACTATCTCGTTTACCCCAACCCGTATTGAGGTAGCTGTACAGGCCCCCACATATCCAAGGGTACGAAGTGCAGACGCTGAGCTATTTAGTTCAGACCCTAAAGCAGTTTAATGCTATAATAGAGATACTATGTCAAAACTTTCATTGCCACAACGTGGCCAACCAATCGATCTAGCTTACATCTACGATATAGCCAAGACTGTAAATGATTTGGCAAGCCAGGTATCACCATCAACATCAAAGACTGTAAGCATTGATACAGT